ACAACAGGTAATTATTCAAAGTTTGGAAGTAAAAGTAGTAGTATTATAAATCACGATTGGGTTTTAGTTCCACGAATAAAAATATCGGCACTAAAACAGCACCTTAAGAGGATTTGTGGGATGGATAGTATAGAAGATATTAAGAAATTGAATAAATTAGTAGATGATTTAGGAGAAAAATAAGAGATATGAATAAAGAACAGAAAGAACAATTAAAAAGTGAGTTTCAAATCCACTTCAAAGACAGCTCTGATGAGTTTGGTTTCTTGATTGCTTTTATTGATGATTTATTAGAAAACTGCCAGAAAGAATTAAGAGAGAAGATAGAGGTTAAAATAGGAAAAAAAGATTTTGATTGTAGAGAGGAAGTATTTTGTGATTTGTATTTTTGCCCTAATTGTAAAAACGATTATGTTGGAAAGTTTGCTAAGTATTGTTCAAATTGTGGGGTAAAATTAAAATGGGACAAGGAGTAATTATTATAATAACACCTTAACCCGAAAAATAAGGGTTGAGGAAATAATTATGGGGAAAAAACAAATAAAGTTCTGTGATTATATTCAATCAATTAAAAAAGATTTTGTGAAAGGAGATACTTTCCTTTTTGTAAGATTTGATATGAAAGATTTAAACCTTATTAGAAGTATTCAAAAAAAGAAAGTATTTGTTTTTGAGATTAGTGAAAATATATGGGAAGAAGTTGAATGGGACATAACTGATGAAGATAAAATATATCCAATTTCTGTTTTTGAAATCCTTAAATTATTAAAATAAGATAACTATGAAGCAAGGAAAAAGAGTATCTGAATGGGCGGGAGACAGAGCCAAACTTAAAAAGATATACGAGGAAAAAGGAATTATTCAATGTGAGGCGAACTTAGAGGGGTGCCTTCATAACTGGATATTAGGATTTCACCATAAAAGAAAAAGAGTGGAATATATAAAATACCCGGAGAAGTTAGGAGAGTTTTCAGAAACTATTTTGGTTTGCCAATCTTGCCACGATATCTTAGAATCAAATCGTAAATTAACAGAAGAAATGTTTAAAAAATTAAGATGAAAATAATTTTCAAAGGGGCTCCATTAAGCACGCAAAGTATTTATCGTTGCACTTGTTTAGGAAAGTTTGCTCGTCTTTATATGACAAAGAAAGGAAAGCAATTAAAAGAAAAGTATCAATGGGAAATAAAGAGTCAGTATAAAGGTAAAATTTTTGAAGGAGATTGTAGGGTTAAAATTACTTTATTTTTTAAAAGGAAAGGAATAGCAGACATTGATAATTTTAATAAGCTCGTCATAGATTCTCTACAAGGGATAATTTTAAAAAATGATAGCCAGATTCAAGAATTATTGATTAAAAAAGATTATTCAAAAGAGAATCCAAGAATAGAGATTGAACTATTAAAAATTAAGAAGTTAGAAAAAGAATTAAAATAAAGTTATTCACAAGACAATTTTATTAAAATATGCTATACTGGAGTAATGGACAGAGAACAAATAATAAAAACAGATACGATATTCAGGACTGATAAAGTAGTAAAAGAAAAAGTAGACAAATACTTTAAGAAAATAATTTCTGGCGAGATAAACCCTTTGATGCTTCACGGTGCTTTTGGAGATATAGATAATTGCTCTGGAATTGTGGAGGAGCAAGTTTTCCCGGAAGAGGGAGGAGCTTATTTGAAATTACTTGGATGCAATTATCTATTAAAAGGATGTCCAATGGGAATGATATATACCCCAGTATTGGAAAGTTTGAGTTTGGCTAAAATGGTAATAATACAAAGCATAAAAGCCATTTCCAAAAGCTGGTTCTTAAAAATTACATTATTATCTTTATGGTTGTTTAACAGAAGAAAGTTTTATTATTTTCTGAATACTTATATCCATCATATTCACGGCCACACAGTCGGGGTAGGATACTTTAAGGAAAAAAGATATAATAAGTTCGCAACAGAAATCAGGCGGGCATTTAGAGTGGCGTTAGAAAAAGAATTAAAAACAGAAAAGCCATTAGGTTTGTATAGACCGGAAGAAGCAATAAAGAACAACAAGTTGAGAATATTAGTTCCTTTGATGAAATTTATGGAGGTTACAGTATTTTGCGTAGATTGGGACACAGCTTACAGATTTCAGTCCCAAGACGCATTTTCAAATCTAAATAAGAACAACGATGCGGTAAAAGAATCAGAAAGATTAATTAAATTGATGTCCAGCCGTTATACCGATTATGTAAGAGGAAAAGTAGAAATGCTTGGAAAGTTTATCCCCTTATTAAGATTCTCGCCATTACTAAAAAGAATACTTACAAACTTCTTCCAGGAGTTGGATATAGAAAAGGTCAAGCTTGACGAAGCCGATTGGTATTATTCCTTAAGACGAGAGAGATATAATTTCGGCGGATTAACTTTAGAAGAACGACTTGAACAGGTAAAGAGAATAGATAAAGAGCAAGGACACGCCAGAATAAAATTTAAATATGCGACAGAAAAAGAATTTAAGGAAATAGTAAAAAAACAGAAAAGATAATGGTTTTAAAATTATTACTAATATTCATTTCAATCTTTATTTTCGCTTCTATATCCAGTTATATTATTGCGAAGAGAATGGAAAAAATCAATGACGAAATCAAAAAATAAACCTAAAAAATATGGCAAGTGAAAATGCAAAAGCAGTAGCAAGAGAAGTATGTTCAATATGTGGTTATGATAGGGCAGTAGACCATTGTCATATTTTTCCTGTAATGATTATTAAACAACTTGTCTGTTTATTTTTTAATAAAAAGGAAAAATTGAATTATGTAAAGGGAGAACATCTTTTAATTCTTTGTAAAAATTGCCATTGGGCATACGATCATTTTAATTTGAATAAAAAAGAATTTGATAAAATAAAAAACGAAGTTATAGTAGAAATAAGCTTATTTGAAAAAGTAATGAGAAAACAAGTAAAAAATGGGATGTTTGATAAAAAATTATTGAAAGATTTTAATAAATGGTCTGATAAGTTTGATAAATTAGTTAATAAATTATATGGCAACACTACAACAAAAAAAGCTAATTAAACTAATCTTGGAAAATCTTGGGAGTAAAAAAAACAAGAAAACTCTTGGAGAGCTTGTTTTAGATGCAGGATATAAGCCATCAATGGCAAAAAATCCTTATCAAATTTTTGCAAGTAAAACAATTAAAGAGGGATTAAAACCATTTGTAAATGAATTAGAAAAGAAAAGAAAATTAGCAATATCAAAATTGAGCGCAGGGAAATTAACCAAAGCGAGTGCAAGAGATATAAGTTATATTGTTGATATTCTCACTAAAAACATTCAGTTGCTTTCGGGAAAAGAAACAGACATAGTTGGCTTAACAAAGATTGAAATCACCTTTAAAGAGAAATGAAACTAAAAGTTGAATCTAACTCAATCTTTCAACCGCTTTGGAAATCACCTAAAAGATATATTATTCTTGCCGGTGGCCGCTCAGGAGGGAGGTCTTATGAAACATCCCAAAAAATAATTTCAACTTGCTGGCAGAATGAAAGATATTTCAGGGCAGCAATAATGAGAGAGGTTCATACAGATATCAGGCGTTCCATTTGGCAGGAGATAACAGATAGGATTGAGGGATGGGAACTATCTCAAGGATTTCAGATAGCCGCCTCTATGATGGAAATAAAAAAAGGCAAGAATAGTATCAATGCTCACGGGTTTCGCAAATCCTTTTCAGAAAGAACCGCTAAACTGAAATCACTTGCTAATTACACCGATGCTTTTATTGAAGAAGCGGAAGAAGTCGGGGAAGAAGAATTTACTCAACTGGACGATTCATTAAGAACTGAAGGGTCGCAGATACATCTCTTACTAAACATTCCGCCAAAAAATCATTGGATTATTAAAAGATGGTTTAACCTTTTACCGAGTGAAGAAGGATTTTATAAATTAGAACTGAAGCCAGAAGCAAAGGATGTGGAATTTATATTTTCCACTCACTCCAACAATCCTTATATCCCAGACGAAGTTCATAAAAGATACGAAGCATATAAAGATAGAAAACCTGATTATTATTGGCAGATGATAAAAGGACTATGCCCAGAAGTATTGATGGGAAGGATTTATTCTGGCTGGAAAGAAATATCAAGTGTCCCTCACGAAGCCCGACTCTTGGGATATGGATTAGATTTCGGCTTTGACCCTGACCCCGCTGGATTGCTTGCTGTGTATTATTATAATGGCGGATATATCCTTGATGAAAGATTGTATGAAACAAATCTGATTAACGACCAGCTTGCGACCAACATTAAACTAAATAAGAGAGCCATTGTGGTTGCCGATTGCGCCGAACCTAAAAGTATAGTGGAAATAAAAAGACACGGGATAAACATTGTCCCTTGCGAGAAGGGGCCTGATAGTGTGATTTACGGAATAAAGCACGTTCAGGGATTGAAAATAAGTTATACAAAAAATTCCCTAAATCTTAAAAAAGAATATGAAAATTACGGATGGAAGATAGACAAAGACGGTAATAACTTAGGAGTAGAAGACCCAAAGTGCGCAAACCATTTATTGTCTGCCGCAAGATATTTCTTAAGCGAGATAATTAAAGCGGACGCTGACCCAGAAGCAATGCTAAGACAGAAAGAAAGAGCGGATATGTTGGCGAAACAAACAAAAAATAAATTAACGCAAACTACCCGCTAACTAAGTTTTTGAGAATAAAAGATTATGATTAATCTATTCATAATTCAGCAAACAACAAGATGAAAATCCCAAAGGAAATTAAAGGATATGGATTTGTTTATCCAGTTATCTTAAAGAAAAAAGTAAAAGATAAAGAAGGAACTTGGTTAGGACTTATTAAACATCGGCAGGGAATTATTGAGTTAGATAAAAATATGCACCATCGGGCTATTGAAGCAAACTTGTTGCACGAAATTATGCATTTCGTAAATGCCGAAGAGAGAACAAGATTGAATGAAGATAAAATTGAAAAACTGGGCAGGGGACTTTATCAAGTTTTAAAAGATAGTGGTCTCCTCAAATAAATAAGATGAAGACAGCTATAACAGAAAACGAATATGAAATAGTTTTAAGAGTTCGTCAATTAAAGCCCTACGAAAAGATAGAGATAATAGCTGACCAGTGGGGAAGAATAGACCATTACTTAATCCACGCTCAAGAGAAAAAAGTTTTAAAGAAAAGCAAAAAAATAGAGATAGAAGTTATCCACATTTGACAAAACATTTTAAATGAATTACCATAAAACAAGCCGGCAGTAGGTAAGACCTCTAACCGGCCTCCTAAACTCTTTGAGAGAAGAGAGGGGGTCGGTTTTTTATTAAATGGAAATAGATAGCATTTACAATTTGGTGAAAAAGGCGGAAAAAAATCTGCTTTTTGGCAGTCCGATTAAAATCGGAAAATATGCCACTCATTCTCATATAGAAAAAATCTCCACCATAGATGCCTATTTAAATTCACAACATATATCCGGGCTAAAAGATAGCTTGAACAGAGAGAAGCCATTTTTCAACATCGTTTTAATGGCGGCTTACACTTGGTTTAAGGCGACTGATATTGACAGAAAACATATCAAGTTCAAACCCGGCAATTCAGCCCAAAGAATAAAAGCAATGCTGGCAACAATACTTTTGCGAAATTGGATGATAAAAAACAATTTCGGCAAGTGGCTTAATAAGTGGGGATATAAGCTGGCGTGCTATGGTTCGTGTGTTTCCAAGTTCGTTGAGAAAGGTAAAAAACTATTTCCCGATATTATAAGCTGGGACAGAATGATTTGTGATACTGTGGACTTTGATGGAAATATAAAAGTTGAAAAATTATACTTTACACCTGCTCAGTTAAGAAAACAGCCATATGACCAAGAACAGGTGGAAGCAGTTATTAAATCTTTTGAACAAGGCAGAGAATCAAGAAAAAACTTAGAAGGCGAGGATATAGATATTAAAAGCGAATTTATTGGAGTTTATGAAGCTCACGGAGAATTGCCCCTTTTCTATTTAACAAACAAAGAGAAAGACATATCTGTCTATGTCCAGCAGATGCACGTAATCTTTGTAGAAGGAGGTAAGAAAAAAGACAAAGTAGAGATAACGCTTTATTCAGGAAGAGAAGGTAAAGACCCTTATTACTTATCGCATTTAATAGAATCGGAAGGCAGAACGTTATCAGTGGGAGGAGTTGAAAGTTTATTTGACTCTCAATGGATGGTTAATCATTCCTCAAAGCAAGTAAAAGACCAATTAGATTTAGCGTCAAAGATTTTAACTCAGACATCCGACCCGCAGTTTTTGGGAAGGAACATTACAACAGAAGTGGAGACAGGGCAAGTTTTAATACACAAAGAAGGACAACCATTAACACAGGTTAATACTCAAAGTCACGATATTCCGCAGATAATAGAGTTTTTGACCCAATGGAAACAATTAGCAAGAGAAATTTCAGGCGCTAACGAAGCCATAACAGGAGCAACAATGCCTTCTGGGACGCCTTATAGACTGGGAGCAATGCTTAGCTCTGAGTCGCACGATTTATTTAATATAATGCTTGAAAACAAAGGACTTCATTTGGAAGAGATTTTGAGAATATATGTTTTGCCTCATTTTAAAAAGACATTAAAGAATTCAGACGAGGTTATCGCTTTGTTAGAAGGTGAGGAATTAGAAGCTTTTGACAATTTAACTCTACCCGCAAGATTAGAATCTGAACTGAGAAGCCGTTTAATGCAGGGAAGAATACCCAATAGAGAAGAACTAATGACGGCAATAGATGAACAAAACAGTTCATTAGGCAGTCTTCGGGCATTAAAGCCATCCGCTCAAAAGGATATGACTTGGGCAGATTACTTTAAGGATTTTGACGTGGAAGCGATGGATATTGAAATAACCGGAGAAAACAAAGATAAACAGGCTATCTATCAAGCGTTGAATGATATTTTCCAAACATTGATGACCGCTGACCCGGAAAGATTACAAGACCCCAATGTAAAAAGAGTTTTCAATAGATTATTAGATGAAATTGGACCGGGAATAATAAGCCCGCTTCAATTATCAGGCGTTACTCCAAAGGCAACAATGCCAGAGGAGGCAACCGGTGGTGGATTAGAGCCAAAAGCTCCGGTCAAAGTCGAAACGCCTGCGAGTAAATTAGTTAAAGCAAGAATATAATATGAGTCTTAAAGGAATCCCAAGAACACAAGCAGAAAGACGAGCACGCCACAAAAGAAAATACGGCACAACTGATTTACCAAAGAGAAAACATAAAAATCAAAAATAAAATTATGACAGGATTTATTGAAAAAGAAAAAGGAAGACAAATGAGAATTACCGAGAATGAAATTGATTTGATTAAAAAAACTTTCAAAAACAATGAGAAGGTTTTGAAATTATTAAGAAAGATATTTTTGCCAGAATTAGACCCAGACACTCCCTTGAATCAAAACATTGACCTTTGGTTGTCTGTTCCGGTTGAACAATTAGACAAAGACCAAGCAGTTATTAACATTATGGCAAGAAACCAGTTGATAAAACACGTAGAAATGCAGTTGATGCAGTTAGATATCTTAGCCAACACTGAGGCCAAATCATTAGACGAAGTTAGGGAAAGTCTAAAAAAAGACAGCACAAAGTGAGGAAATATGGCACGAAAAGGAATAAAACTTAGTAAAGAACATAAAAAGAAATTAAGTTTAGCTAAAATTGGATATACTCCAAGTGCCGCCGGATGGAATAAAGGGATAAAGCCATCAAAAGAACAGATTAAAAGACAGCACAAAATAATCAATATAATAAAAGGCGGAGAAGTATCGCCTTAACAAACTTCTATGGAAATAAATAAACAAGTGGATTTGGACTCCTTAAGTCCAGAGGAGAAAGCGGCTTTAGATTCAGGTGAAAAAACGGAAGAGGATTTATTGGCCGAGCACGAGGAAACTGAAAAGAAAGAAACAGACAAGAAAGAAACAGAACTTGCGAAAGCTAAAGAAATTGCCGAGAACCAAAAAATCCGAGCCGAAAAAGCCGAAGCCGAAGCCAAAAAAACTAAAGTTGAAGAAGACGACTTAACTCCTAAAAAAGAGTTGTCTCAAACTGATTTATTAACATTAGCGAAGACTGATATAGCAGAAGAGGACATTCAGGAAGTGTTAGATTATGCCACCCTGAAGAAAATCTCTGTTAAAGAAGCTCTTGACTCTGGTGTTATTAAATCTCTACTGGCTGAAAATAGAGAGAAAAGAGAAACTGCCGACGCTACTAATACGGAACAGAAGCGAAAAGGAACGACAACTCCTACAGGTTCAGAATTATTAAATGACGCTGAATCAAAAGGGGAACTCCCAGAAGACAATGAAGGTATGGAGAAACTTGTAGAAGCCCGTTTTTCCAAGAAAGCAGCCAGTAAGTGAAATCCGGTGGCAGGGTAATAGTCGTAGCCTTGTAAAAACACTTGATTCACCAAAATGCCTAATACAATTTCAGATAAAACTTATCGGGATAAATACCGGTCGGCATCTCTTGAGAAAATTCTCAGGAATGCTTTAGTTAGCGAGAAAATCTGTGAAGTTGACAGAGGAGACGCTAAAACAATCCAGAACCCTTATGGGTCTCAACCAACTGCCGAAGTTCAGGCTATTTCAGGTCAGTATGTAATTGATGATTACACCACCGTAGACGATACATTGACTGTTAACAACGAGGTTATCGTTGCCGAACATATTTACGATTTTGAGGATATTCTTACTAAGTTTGATTTGTTCGCCAACAGAACCGATGAGATGATGTATGCGGTCGCAAGTAAGATTGATAGGTTTATTGTCAATAACCTTTGTGAAGATGGAACAGAAACTTATACCACTCCGCTTGGAGGTTTTAACGACCCAGTCAACATCAAGGAGATTCTTTCTAATCTTTTGAGTAAAGTTGCTGGATATGCCGACATCTACAAAGGGCTATTTTTAACAATTGAAAATACCGACTTGACTGGCTTTATTGAAGACCAGGCCAAGAGCGGTTTTTCTTTTGCTGACGCAGCTCTTAAAAATGGCTTTTTTTCTTCTCCTATGGGGATAGATGTATATGTCGTTCGCACCGGCACTTTTGCGGATGAGACATTAGGAACAACTACTTATGCTAACAATGGCCATAGAGTATTCGGAGTAAAGAATGTTGCTACTTATGCTCACCCTCGTGGAATTAGATGGGAGGAAAAAGCCGTATCAGGAAAGACAGGACAAGAAGTAGTTTGTTACGGTTATATCGGGTTCAAGCTTTGGTATACCAAAACTGCTTTAGTTGTAGATATTACTCTTTCATAGGGTAATAGTTCTTCGGGGTTGTCTGGGGTAGAGATACCAGAGTTAACCACCGGTTCTCTGGTTAATCTCTATCCTATACAGCCCCGAAAGAGTTGAAAGGAATAGTCGAACTTTCAATTAAACTTGCTTACACGAAACTTCAAAAAGCTTCAAGAAAGCAAGGTTAGTAATAAAAACTAACATCAAAAATCAAATGGCAAGAAAACGTGTAATTGAACTCACAGCAGATTCCACCTTGAGTAAGAATCAAAGTGGGTCTCTCATTGTCTTTAACGCTGTAGCAGGAATTGTTGCTACTTTGCCGACTGGCAGTAGAGGATTGAATTATGATTTTATAGTTAGAACTGCTCAGGAGTCAGGAACCTATACTATTGACGCTGGGTCAAACAGTATGGAAGGATGGGTTATTGTTGCGTCTGGATCGGGAGCGAATTTAGTTGACAATATCATTGTCCATTACAGCACTGATTTAACCGCAAGAGTGGCCAGTATGGCGAGTGCCTCAAGTGGAGGATTGATTGGTAGCCGACTAAAGGTTCTTTGTGATGAGGATGGTGTCTGGCATATTGAAGGGATAGCAGTAGGAAATGCAGGTGCCGCTACTTCTCCTTTAGGAGCAGCTTAAAGACAGGTATGCCCTTTGTGGCTGTCTTAACTTTTAAGGCAGCCCTACAAGGGTAAAATTAATTAAATTATTATGGCAAGAAAAAAAATAATAAAAGAAGAAAAGGTTGAAGAAAAGGTTGAAGAAAAGGTTGAGCCGTCAATTCCGGACACTCCTGGAAGAGCGGCTTATAGGGTTTTTATTGAAAAGTATAGAAAACAAAACCCAGTAAAATACGAACAGAAAAAAGCCGAATTTGAGAGGAAGTTGCAAGGAGACATTGAATTTATTTTTAATCCACAGAGTAAAACAAAAACATTTAAATTCTCTAACCTTCCTCCAAAGGAATAAATTTTATGGCAGATGTAACATATACACGTCCTCCAATACCGGCAGGATATCAACAGGTATCGGCAGGGCCAAACACAGTGGGAACTCTTACTATCCCAACTGATTCAAGATACGCAATTATCAAAGTTGTATCAGCGGCAGGAAATTATCGAGATGACGGAACAAGTCCGGCTTCAGCTTCTGGCGGAGGTTATCCTTTAGCAGTTGGAGATATTATAACGCTAATGTCAGCTGAACAGCTTGTCGCATTTGAATTTATCTGCACGGGAGATGACGAGACAGTATTAGAAGTTCTCTATTATAAAATAAGCGTATAAAATGGTCTTCAATGACACAGTCACTAATCAGGGATTAATCCAGTCCTGCGAGTGGTGGGCTGGATTTGAATCTGGCGACATTTCAGGCGACAGCACATTGTTAGCTGTTTTTACCAGTCGCATAAATAGAAGTTTGGATAAGTATTTAGGAATGATTGGGGCTGGTTCAAGAAAATCCACGATAGACGACATCAATTACGCAGACCAACCATTCGCTTATTTTGAAATAGTGGAGGGTCAGCACGATTATGAATTCAAGGAAGATGAAGACGGCAACGCAATTTCCGACATTACGGCTGTTTTGATAATCAAATCAGAAACAACAAACGAATACGAAAAACTTGACGGATTGACTTTAGATAAAGATGATGCCGAATTGGTTATGAGTCCGAATGCCAGCGAAACAGGAGTGCCGACAAAATACTTGGAAAGAAACAACACGATATTCTTTAATAAGATACCTAATTACGGGAGCGCTTCTGGCGGAAAGATTTTTTACAAAAGAGCGCCGTCTTATTTTCTTTCTACGGACACGACTAAAGAACCGGGCATTTCTTTCCAATTCCACGAGATGATAGCAATATCGTCGTCTTATGACTATGTGCTTATTCATAAAAGCGATGCCAGAACTCTGATAACAAGGATTGAGGCGGCATTAGACAAGAAAGAGCAGGAATTTATGACTTATGTTTCTATGCGAAATCCTCAAAGAGGCAAATTAACGATTAAGCAAGAAGACACACGATAAATGGCGAGCTTAACTAAAATTTCCAAATCTTCGGCAACATTGAGCGAGATTTCCAAAAACACATTAAGCAGGCCATATTTGAGGGCTTTGGAAACCTTCCATCTCCAAAAAGCTGTGAGATTACTGGAAGACAGTGGAAAAAGATTATTGGAGAACTCACCGACAGCAGATAGTATTGAGATTTCTAAAAATTCTGAAACCTTAACAAAAATATCTAAGAATACAGAAACGTTAACAAAAATATCAAAGAATTCGGAATCATTAATAAAAATATCTAAATCATAATGGCAAGCGATAATAAAAAAATAAGCGATTTTGACAATTTAGCGTCAGGAAGTATTCAAGATACTGACCAAGTTGAAGTTGGAAGACCGTCTACCAAGAATTTTAAATTTACTTGGGCTAACTTGAAAGCGGCCTTGAAAACTTATTTTGATACTTTATATGCGACTTTGACAAACTTTAACAGCCATAAAGCCAGACACCAGAACGGCGGAGCAGACGAAGTAAGTATTGCTGGATTGGATGGAGAGTCAACGGAATTAGCTACTCATAAGGCGGTTGAAACAGTAGGAGTTCACGGTTCAACAGTGGCGGCAACCGCTAACAAATTGGCTCACAGAGATGCTAATGGAAGGACGAAAGTCGCCAATGGAGCAGTCAGTGGAGATGTGGTAAATAAGGGACAACTTGATTTAAAAGAAGATGTCGCCAATAAAAAGACAGACCTTACAGATAATTCCGATGTTTATTATCCATCCCAACAAGCGGTCAAGGAGGCGGTGGATGCCAAAATGGCTGACCCACTCACCACAGAAGGAGATATTGTATTCAGAAACACAACAGTTCCAGCAAGATTAGCCATAGGAACTGCTGGCGAAGTATTGACGGTTAATGCTGGAGAAACTGCCCCTGAGTGGACAGCAGCAGCAGCCGCCACAAGTAGT